CTCCTTTTGAATAGTTTCTACTGTAAGTATAATTAGGGTACAATTTTAAATTAGTTTCTTTTTCTACAATAGGTTGGAGTTTTAATAACAAAGTCTCCATAGCTATGTCAGAGTAATTACAATAAGTATTGGGTACCTGAGCTCCAAATTCTTTTAACTCATAGAACCCTAAAATTTTTTCAAAAGGAGATAAGTATTTATATTTTATACAGGTATCATAAACTTGTCTTTTCATTAACAAATAATTATAACAAAAAGTTGCTAGATCTTTGGATATGGCGTTTCTAATTATAATATATTTATTTTTTTTAAAACTCATTCTTTACCGTCCCATTCAAAAAAATCACAATTAAAAGCTATAACTGTTTTTCTTTTATTTGTTTTATTTCTTGGAGATCTATGCAACATGTGAGAAGGAAAAAATATTACGTCCCCCTCCTTTATATCTGGTTTACTACTATTAAAAAATTCAGTTGCTAGTTCTTTTTTAGGTAATTCTAAAAAATATACAGCAGATAAGTTACCTTTTGGATGAGTATGCCATTTATGATAATTTGATTTTTTATATTGTTGAAACCAACCATTATGTATCTCCCATTTAGTGCAATGAAAGTCTACACATATCTCATCCATTTGATCTTCAAAAGATTTATAAAATGCATATAAATAATCTCTTTTAAAATCTTTTGCTAAGTTCCAATCGCTCTTGTATACATTTTCAGAATTACTTTTAATATTTTGATTAGGCATACTATTGATTAAACCTAAAAAAATAGTTTTTAATTCTTCGTGTCTTTTATGTTTATAAATCCACATGACTAAATAGATTTAGCCATTTCTTTTAATACCGCTGTCACACAACAGTGTATAAACCTAAAAGGTTTTTTACCTGAGTCAACTGCAAATTCATGTTCTAAATAACCTGGAAAAATAATTAAATCCCCTGGTTTGGGTTTATAATGAACAAGCTCTGTAGCAGCATTTATTTCTGCTTCTGGTTTCATTTTTAATTTAGTTGCACGTGCACCTGTTCTAGGTTCATGAAATATTGGATAAGAAGTTTCTGGTGCACATTTTAAAAAATAAAAAGCATTAACATGTGTGTTCCAATGGATATGAGAACTATGATTACTACCCCCTTTTTTTGAAAACTCTTGAACCCAACTTTGTTCATAAAAAGTTGTGTAATGACTCATATCAAAACCAGAAGCGTCTAAAAAGTCCCAACACTTTTGTCCTACAAAAGAATGAAAGTCTTTGAATTTAGGATCCCCTAATAACATAGTTGAATGATAAGAAACTGCAAAATCGTCTTTTGTTTTGTATTGATCTTTAAATCTTTTTTTTGATTCTTTTATATATGAATCAGTTGATTTATTTAAAGAATTAATAAATTCTGGTTTTTCAATTACCCACAGTGGTGTTTTAAAACATTCTAATATTTTCATTTTATTTAAAAGGGTATCCTATGTTCCACATGACTAGAGAATACCTAGTTCCTTTCGTCACTGGTTGAACTCTGTGCCATACGTATGATGGAAATACAATTATAGAACCTTTTGGTAGTATTTCCTTAACAGTAATAACATGTTTTGATTCATCTCTCAAGTGAGGATCATAATCTCTATAATCAAATTGTAGTTCTCCTCCCTCATACTCTGAACCATCAGTTAGTTGACATGTAACAGATAATTTTCTTATCTTGTTATGGAAATTTAAATCTTTAGGTTTATTAAAAGGTTTACCAAAACTATCGCAGTGCCAATCGTAGAATTGGTTTTTCTTGTATTTTGTAAACTGAATACTTTCGTGATAATCTATATCAAAGTTCCAACCTGCACTTTCATTAGCTTTATGAAGATAAGGGGTTATTTCTTTATAGACCCATTCATCGTTTAACCAAACAATATCAGATTTTCTTTTATATTGTACATTAGGGTGTCCAACTTTTGCTTCTTGTTCTTTTACTTTTGAAGCGTACTCGATGACTTCTTCACAAAATCTAGGTGTCAAAGCAGCAGGAAAAGACCAGTAATATTGATTAGAAACGCTCATATAATATAGTTTGTATAAAGTTAAATTTATTACTTTTATTTTCAGTAAAGTTGTACATTAAATTAGATGGAAACATTACAAATTCTCCTTCTTTAATTTCAAAAGTTAGGGGTTTATTATTATAATATATTTTAATGTACGTAGATCCTGGTTTAATTTTAACTCCATACACCAAAACAAAATGATGTTTAAAATTTTCAAACAGAATGTTAATTTCAGATTTTTTGGTTGGGTAAATAATATCTCCCCAAGTCTTTACATTAGATAACGTAATATTAAAATTTAAATAAATATTTTCAATAAGGTATGTATTTAATTCAGAGAATATGTTTGTAGTAGGAAAAGGTATGTCATAAACATTAGATCCTGTAATGTTTACAAGTATTGATTCATGGTCAATTTCAAAACCTTTCGGCATTTTAACTTTTCCATGATAAATAGCTGTTTCTTCTAAGACTTTCTTATTCATAATCTTTATTATTTGTATGTAATACAAGCTAGATCAAAAGTCAAATATTAAGAGGAATAAGAGGTTTCTCTAAATTCAATATCCCAAGTTTGAGTCGACTCATTCCAAGTCGTATTCCAAATATGTGTCTCTGCGGTTATTTGAGTTATTTGTTCCTCAGTTGGTTCAGGTTGAGCCACAGGTGGATCCCAGCTTGCAGTAGTATTGTTTTTAGTCCAACTAGCATAAGGTTGAGGTGGCCAAAAAATTTCATTTTCAGAATCCCAAGTAAAACCAATACCTGCATAGTTTCCTCTGAAAGGTGTACCACCATCAGTATGTTGATTGTCTTTAGTATTATAAGATGTTTGAATCCATAAATTTGCAGGCCAGTTGTGATGTGTTTGTAAATGTTGTTGACCTAATGATTCTTGTTCAACATTGTTTTCATCAGTTATAACATTATTAGAAACATTTAAAACTGCTGATACCGTATTGTTTTCCGTTAATTTTGCAAAATGTGCCATTATTGAAATTTATACCTCAGATAAACTGTTCCAGTTCCACCGTTTCCACCAGCATATCTAGTAGCAAAGTTAAGACCACCGCCTCCGCCGGCTCCTCCAGTATTAGCTGATCCATTTGATCCATTTGAAGTTCTTCCTCCGGCTCCTCCGCCGCCAGGGCCGCCAGAGCCACCCCCGCCACCTTGACGAGAACCGCCGCCTCCGCCACCACCTTTTGTAAAAGGTGATCCAGATCCTAAAATTGTTGAAGTTCTTCCAGCTCCTCCAGCACCTGCAGTAGTGCTTCCTGCCACAGCTCCAACTGCGCCAGCTCCACCGCCGCCGCCAGGATTAAATTGTCCATCGGGTGTACCTGAAACAGGTCCGGCACCAGCTCCTCCATTATTTCCTTGAGGTGAGCCATCTATAGGAGATGTGTCAGGTGTATTTCCTGTTCCTCCAGCTTGGTTAAATGCTCCTCCTGCACCTGATCCTCCAGTTGTAACTGAGGGACTAGGGGCATCTGGTCCTCCTGCTCCTCCCCCTGCTGCTGATAAACCAATAGCAGAAGAGTCTGTTCCTTTAGTTCCTGGTCCTGAAGACGGTGCAGATTTACCAACACCACCAGCACCTGTAATTACATCGTAAGCTCCTTTTGCAACTGCAGCTCCACCATCATAATCTTGTGGAAAATTACTTCTAAAACCTCCAGCGCCTCCTCCAGATTGTGGGGCTCCTCCGCCACCACCGCCAGCAATAATGACATAATCTACTGTTGCTAACGCATTGTTATTAACTGTGAAAGTTCCTGGGGAATTAAATGTGTGAATTCTATAATCACCATCATCAGAAGTGCTACATCCACCAGAAGCACACATAAAACAGTCGTAAGCTATACCTGAACCTGCTCCAAATCCTAAACTTGAACCTGCTCCGAAAGATGCTTTTAGTGGCATAAAATTTATTCTCCTTCTTTATTAAGCGTACTGTGTTTGTGCTGCTAATACTGTGAACGTTGCACTTGCAGTTTTAATAATTGTATATGTATAACTATCTAATGAACTAGCATTACCAGCATCCGGGGCTGCTCCGCCTTGCCATTCAGGGGTTACTGCTCCACCATCAATTTGAAATGCTGAGTTATAATAAGCTGTTGCACCCTGAGAAACAATGTGCGCTACTGTAATAGATTCACCCGTGTCCATGATTGAGTCCAATGTGTTTGATCCATCGCCTCTAACATTTAAAGTCCAATTACCTGATGCATCTGTTGTGAAATTCCATACTGCTTGTGTTAAAACATCATAGTTAACAGTTCCTGTAGCAGCTGTTGCTTCAGTTGTAACTTTTTCTGCAACACTTTGAATTTTACCTTGACCATTGAAAGTTGTTCTACCAATACCTTTTGGTGTTAAATTTAAATCAACATTAGTATCACCACCTGTAGCAGATACTTCAGGTGCATTACCTGTTGCTGCGTTTGTAACTGTCAATTCATTTACTGCTGATGCAGTAGTTGCAAATTTAACTTGCTCTAAACCATTTTCATCACCGATGAAAT